GATACAATGGAAAAATCCACAGGATACGCTTTGCCAAATTCTACTGTGAGACCTTTTATATCGTGCTGTACCGGAAAACGGATCTCAACCTCACCTAAAAGATCATCTGTAACGATCCCCTGGTTAAGGACTGCATCCTGACGTTCCCTTGGCAAAAAATACATACTCCCATCTACGGTACTGTAATCCTGGTCACAGGTTTCATACAGTTCCGAAACCTCATAGTTGTTGAGTGGCCAGGTCAGATTGCTATAATAAGCATATTTCTCCTGGTCAGGTATATAAGCAGATGCCTGGGCCTCCTGATTGATCAGACCAATACTGACGCGCATATAGGAATGATCACGATACTGCTTTTTCATTTCCTGTTTATATGCATTGCTTACAGCTTGCATTATTCTATCACCCCGCAGTCTATGATGTTGACCTTACAGTCCCGGTACTTTGTAGGAAGCCCTGATCCATTAAATTCCACCGGCGTGGCTGTACGGTTTCCCGGATACATGCGGATCGTCTGGAAACGATTGTTTACCATATCCGGGATCCGGGCGGTCACTACAAATCTGTCAAATTCCTGCAACATAGCTGACCAGGTAGCTGCATCCAGGAATTTCCACTGCAATGCATCGAATTTATACTGATCCCTGCCAACCTTCTGTCCAACAAATTCGCCATTTGCATTTTTTCCGGAGCTGACATTGGTTGCGACCACAAGATTACCACCTACATCAGGAGCCGGGAAGTCCCGGCCGTTATTACTGCCATTTGTTGCCGCCTCCTTACGTTGTTCTTAACGTGTAACCGCTTCTCTTTTCCAGATCCGTCAGTTTCTTCTTTACATCACGGATATCAATGCTCACTGTCAGGTCCATGGCTTCGATCAGGTCCACAATGCGCTCTAAGAGTTCCTGGATGCGCGCGATACGTGAATCATCCATACCGGTACCATTCTGTGATAATGCCACAGCACGGCTTACCAGGTTCATAAGCCTGTCATCATCATTTTCATAAACAGCTGCACGGCCTGTTACTGCCAGCGGCGGTGCTGCATTACCTGCTACACTTGACATCATGGATACAAGCGGAGCCATGCAGGAACGCATGCCGTTCTGGACTGCCTGGGTAATGCCCTGGGTAATCTGCTGGTTATTGGCAACTGCAGCACGGCCGCCCCAGCTTCCAACCATCTCCGGGATACCGTCTTCACGGGCGATAAACATCTGACCGGATTTAGGGAAGCCACCAGAAGCATGGCCGGATACTGGCGAATTGGTTCCGTAATCCCAATCATCACTGTCATCTGCCTCATCATCTTCAGCGTCTTCTTTAGCACTCTTGAAAATACTCTTCGCGCCTTCCACAATGCCATCCCAGACACCACCGACAAAATCAGCACAGCCCTGCAGCCATCCAGCAATGGAACCCCAGACGGATTTTAAGCCATCCCAGAGTTTGTTCATGATGCTCTTTCCGACCTCGATCATTGCATCCGGTTTAAACACTTCTTTGATCTTTTTCCAGATATCTTCAAACCAATCCTTGATAGCGTTCCATTTTTCTTCAATGGTCCTTTTTACACTGTCCCAGATCTCGGAAAGCTTGTCTCTGATCGCTTCGAAAATAGATGTCGCAAGAGCTTTGATCGTATTCCATAGGTTAGATGCAAATGCCTTGATCTGGTTCCACTTAGTTTCCCAGGCTGTTTTTATCAGTTCAAGCGTACTGGATATGAACACCTTAACCGCATCGATGGCATTATTTATTGTCTTTTTAATTGCTTCCCAGGCTTCGACTGCAAACTTTTTGACTTCATCCCAATGCTGATACAGAAGAACTCCAGCCGTAATCAGCGCTGTTATAGCAATGATAACAAAACCGATCGGACTGGTAAGGAATGCAATAGCAGCTCCTAACGCAGTTGTAACCGTCGTTGCGATCGCACATACAGCATTCCATGCCACTGTAGCCGCAGTCATGGCAATCTGAGCTGCGGTATCTGCTATCTTTGCTGCAGTATTGATAACAAACTGGGCCGCCTGCTGCATCAGGGCCGCTGTTCCTTGCGCCAGGTTTACTACAAAATCTTTGGCATACATAGCAACAATAGCGGCTGTCTCCAGCTTATCTGCTATAAGCGCTGCTGTATGTGTTGCAATAGCAGCCGCATTTGCTACAAAACCAGCTACCATTCCAGAAAGCATTGATACGACGCCACCAGCATTAATGATGAATTCACCAAGTTTTACAACTTCCCATGCCCCAAAGAAAGCAGCAACAACTCCAATAGCTCCGTCAAAGCGTGTCTGAGTTTCTGTTATCCAGTCCACAACTGAGGATATCGCTTCTGTAAATGCATCAAATACTGGCTTTGCAACAGTATCATAAGCTGTATTCAGGCCATCCCATATCTTATCAATTAATTCTTTCAGCTTATCAAATATAGGCTGCAGTTCGTCTAATAGCCCCTGTATCCGTTCTTTGATCTGACCAGCATTATCGGTTATAGGCTTTGTTATAACCTGCATCAGATCCCGGACAAATTTACTGCCTAATTTTGTAACTCCCATAAAGGAACTACTGAAAATACCTATTATATCAGCTGTGATCTGTTTCGCTGAGTCACTGCGAAATACAGTAAAGATCCCTGCAATGGAACTTGTGAAATTTCCAACTAATGTCGCAATCTCACCGCCAATATTAAACATCTGGATCAGATAATCTTTAATACGGTCCTTATTCTGTTCAAGGTACCTGCTGATACCTCCCAGAAGATACTCGCACCGATGCTTGCAATGGAACCTGTAACCTGTCCTAATGACTGGGCCAGTGTATTGGCAAAACCTAAAGCCGCTGTCTGCACATCAGAATCAGTAAAAATATTCCCAAGGCTGTCTTTTATGGACTGGATGCTGCTTTGGATCGAATCAAATACAGATGTGTCGCCAAAAGCATCCCAAAAACCACTTGTAAAAGAATCTTTTAACTGGTTCAGCAGGTCAGCTATCTTCCGCAGCTTACCACTGACTATATCTTCCTGTTCCGGAAGTGTTCCCATATCAAAGTCATCTGCATTGTAGCCGCCTGCTCCACTACCGCCAGATCCGCTTCCGCTATCTGAACCACTATCCGGGTTTAAGATATTAAGCTCATCAATACCAGTGGTAGCCGTTTTGATATCCTTAGCAGCTTTCTTTGCAGCATTCCCAGCACCGGAAGCAGCCGTTCCAGCTTTATCTGCTGCGACAGCTACAGCTTCCATACCAGCTGCAGTTGCGGATGCTCCTGAATCTTTACCACCAGACATCAAGGCAAAAAAAGCTTTAAATGCATTCGCCAGGCTGAGTATTTTACCAATGACTGCGTTGATCACCTGGATGACCGGGGATAATGCAGCTATAAGCCCCTGTCCTATGGTTGCCTTTAAGCTGTCAAACTGCAGCTGTAAGATACGGGCCTGGTTCGCCCAGCCAGTGGATGTCCTGGAGAAGTCACCTGCTGCCGTTGTCAGCTGATCCTGTACAAACTTATACCGCAGGGCAACCT